CTAAAACATCTTTAAGTAAAACCATAGACATCATATCTTTTCTTCCTTTGCGTCTATATCCTTTATAAAGGCATGAATCGACCCTACTAACAGTTTCTCGTAGATTGCATTTTTCTTTCGCTAGGTTATATAAATCTACATTTTTTGCATGAAGAAAGAAAGCCCCAAAATCAAAAGCTATCCAGAGGGGAGTGCCATTTTCGTTACACCACCCTGTCTTTCCATTCACATTTAGAAACTCCAATAATATTTTACCCTCCCGCGTTGAGTTTTTTAATCCTTTTAAATCGACGGTTTCTCCATTTACCACGAAATCAACATGACCTATATCTTGAACCTTACCAGTCTTTTTTATGGTTAGGCCAGCAGAGAGACAGGAGTGGTGATATCTCTCTGTAGATTCGTCTATTAGTTTTTGGGTGTGGGCTACATGGGTGGAACCCGATAAGCCTTTGGCCTTATTTGAAATCATAAGAATATATTACCTCAACAACGAATTTGTTCAAGCATAATATAGAGCAAAAACCCCCATCCAAGGATGGAGGTGTCTAGAGCTTGAGTCCTAAGACAAATCTGTAGACTTACTTCTGCTTGGCTTTCCCAATATTTAAAGCCGCCCAATCAATTAATTTATATAATTTGGACAGAAAAGTCCCCTCTTTAGGGGTAGGGGTTGCAGCCGCAACTGCTGACGCAAGAGCGATAACAGACGCAACTACACCAAACCAAGGGTTATCCTGAACTAGTTGTAGAATAGTATCCATGTCCTTATTTACACCTAATCGGGCTGAACGTGGCTTGAGTTTCTCATTTTTTGCCAAAAATTTCTGTCAGCCCACTCTTCTTGAAATCTTTCTTTATTGGCTTTTTTCCACCTTTCATAAGAATCTTTTGTTATTTGGAGGGCAACATTTCTAGACCTCCAATCGCCCACTTTGGTATCAGAATCTCTGTCTATCTTGTATATTTTGAAAAATTGCCTATATATCTTAAGGTGCGAAGACTCAATATCATGAACTGTTTTATATTTTTCTATGGGTGACCAGTGTGGAACGGCAATAATTTTATTGTCTATTTGCCCACCATCAACAAAACCCAATACCCCCAAAACCCTACACGAAACTAAACTACCCCTATCAATAGGGTCATGATTAAAAACTAAAACATCAAGTGGATCATCATCCAATGCAATAGTCTGTGGGACAAAACCATAATTAATCGGATATTTTAGGGAAGAAACTAAACATCTATCTAATTTAAATATATTTAATTTCTCATCATACTCGTATTTTGTATTGGTTCCCTTAGGAATCTCGACAATACAATTTATATGATCGTAATCATCTGTGGTAATCGGTATGTCATTTACTAAGTTCATCTCTTCTTACCTTGCCCTCTATATTTTTTCTTATAGAGCTTACTTTGTTTATTATTAGAGCTTTTGCTTTTAGCGTGAACCCCTTTATTCCTCTTTTGTTTCTTAAGGGAATATACTGATGTTGTTTTTTTAGCCATATTAAAGTAAAACGTAGGTTGGAGCGATCTCCTCGATTTCTTCGCAGACGCTTTCAATTTCGCGCCTATTCATTTTTTCGGTAAACTGCTTAAGTTTGCTTACCTCCCAACAAAACCTCTGGTATTCGTGACTTTGTGTTATCTGTTGCTTCGTTTTAGAATCGTAAATAAAACCGTCCAAGACTTCATACCTTGTGGGGTCAATGCATTTTTCAATTGGGTCAAAGACAGAATGACCAACAACATAATTAAAGATGTCGTGACGACTAACCTTAATGTTAACTTTCTCCATTTCCCTATTATAGTGGGAAGGTAAAGTTAATCTACAGAATTCTTATTCTACTGCGAATTTTTGAAACGTGACGTTTTTTTTCTAGGACAGAACCACCCTCTCTACTGCCAGCACCATTAGTATTACCTTCAATGGTGACTACATAACCGCTTGAATCTACGTCTTTTACCGCGATTCCAATATGAGAAAAAGTAAACACAACAATATCGCCAGCTTTAATATCTTCGTTTGTAGGTTTACGCAATTCTATTCCTCTATTTGATTCTTGTTTAGCCCAGTTTTCAAAGTCCCACGCTCCTGCGGTTCTGGGGCGCTTAAAGGATAC